GTCAGATCAACCGCGTGGTGCTTGACTGCACTTCCAAGCCGCCGGCAACCATCGAATGGGAGTGAGCCCGCAGGCTTAGACACGTAATGGGAGGGGCTTCCCGCGGAACTACTCGCGGAAAGCCCCTCCCATTATGCGGCGAAAAGAGTCCACTCTCGTTAGAATCGAACAATCTCCTTCACAACATCTCTTTCATACATCCGTCAAGCAAGCATGTCGTTCCACATATTCACGAAATTCGGCAAGGTTTTTGCCGTGGCGGCGATGTTCTCCACTTGGATGCCTTTGATGCGCAAACCAAGCATCGCAGCGAACGTGGCCATGCGATGATCGGCATAAGTCTCCATCACGGCCGGTCGAAGGCAGCCCGCGGATACGGGCGTTATCTTCAATCCATCCGGCAATTCACGAGCTTCTCCCCCAATACGCGTGATTTCATTGACCAACGCCTCAAGACGGTTCGTCTCGTGTCCGCGTAAATGGCCGATACCGATCATATTGGTCGGTTTGTCGGCGAAAGCCAGAATCGCAGCAAGCGATGGCGCGATTTCACCGGCAGCGGTCAGATCGAAATCACCCAAACCGTTGATGGCATGTCCACCTGTGACTTCGCAATAACGGATGCCGTTCTTTTCCGGGAAAGACACTTGCGCTCCCATGCGTTCAAGATACCCCGGCAGCAAACCACCAGGTTGCGTGGTGGTTTCCGGCCAATGCGGCACACGCACGGTTCCGCCGGCGATCAACGCGGCGCCCAGGAACGGAGCGGCATTCGACAAATCCGGTTCGACCGTCACCTGCCCGGGTAGTTGAACCGTTCCCGGAGCGACTCCCCAGACATGAACGTCTTCATCTGCAATCGCATCCACACCAGCACTTTTAAGATCGGCCACCGTCATTCGGATATGCGGCAGGCTTGGAGTCTTTTTCCCCGTATGGTGCAGCTCAAGGCCGCCTGGCACACGCGAGCCGATCAGCAACAGGCCGGAAATGAACTGCGACGAGCCGGACGAATCGATGGAAACCACATTCGGCGTTTCGCGCACGGCCGAATCAAATGCGGGCGGAGTGATTGTGAACGGCAGACGGCCTTCTTCACCGTGGTATTCAATGGTCGCGCCCAACTGCCGCAAGCCATCCAACACCGGTTTCATCGGGCGGGCATATGCCTGCTCATCGCCATCGAAATCGACGGGACCATCGGCGAACAGCGCAAGTCCCGGCACGAAACGCATCACCGTGCCGGCAAGTCCGCAGTAAATTTTCGCATCGCCATGGAAGTGGCCATCCGCTGGCGGCGTCACCGTTACCGTCGTATCAGTTTCGACATCAACCTCACAGCGGACGCCAAGCGCACGTAACGCCTCCATCATCAGCTCGGTGTCACGCGAGCGCAGCAGCCCTACCAAACGCACGGGCTCCGATCCGAGAGCCGCGAGAATGAGATACCGGTTCGACAGGGATTTGCTACCCGGCACCACCACAGTGGCGTTGAGCGGTTTGCCGGCATACGGTGCCGGCCATAGGTTCTCTTGAAGTGCTTTCATGCGACCCATGGTAACCAACACCTGCGGAAAAAGACGTGTCCATCTCGTCAGCGACATGCTGGTATCCATATGGGATGCAAACTATACAACTCCTTCCCCATCTGCCTATCATTGCGTGTAGGCGTCCTTTGACGACGTCCGTTCTTTTTCACCTCAATGTGGAGAAGAGCGAGCGCATAGAATGACATCGCCACAGCAACCACAGCCATATGTGCCTGTGCCGCAACCCCAACAACCGAATGCGGCCGTGCCGCAGCCGCAGCCCTACGCATCCGCATCGCAGCAATATTATCCGCCTGCCGCTCAACAGCCTCAGCCAATGGCTCCGGTTCCCGTTCCGGCGGGAGCGGCGTTGCGTACCAAACGCGGTCTGCTCAAATTCGTGCTGCTTGGTCTCATCACTTTCGGCATCTACGACATTTGGCAGATGAGTGAGGTTGGGGAAACCTTGAACCTGATCGCCACGCGTCGCGACGGCAAGCGCACCATGCACTATTGCCTCATGTTCTTCATTGTCGGCTGGCTGACTTTCGGCATCGGCTGGCTTGTCTGGAACCATCGTCTCAGCGCTCGAATCGGCACCGAACAGGCCGCCCGGCATTTGCCGGTGACCGTGACGGCCGCGACATACTGGCTATGGAGCGTTCTCGGCACGTTGATCATCGTCGGGCCGTTGGTCTACACATACAAGATCCTGCATGCCATGAATGATCTGAGCGCCGACTACAACATGCGTGGCATCTGAGTTTCTTTTGTGCGCACAATCATTGAAGCCCGGAATTCCAAGTGGCAAAACCATTGGAACTCCGGGCTTTTTGTCGGGCTGACAGGATTTGAACCTGCGACATTCTGTTATATCTGGTGGTTTTTAGGTTTGGTTTGACAGAATGTTTGGAGATTGGGAAACGTTGGTATTTCAACGTTTTTACCATCCTGCAAGTTGTGACTGGTTATGACTGTATGGAACACAACGTGACGGTCTTTGTATGCGGTTTGTATGCGGAATGGAGAAAAAGCCCCTCTCTCAGCAGTGCTGAGAGAGGGGCGCGTGTTACATGAGGGTACGAAAATCACTCACGGTTAAGTGTTGTGCCTGAAACAGGTGCAACACTTATTTTTCGTCGGAACTGGCTGCCGTGAGCTGGCTCACGCCGATCAGAGCGCCGACGAACAATCCGACCGCGTTGATCGTGGTCACGATCTCACCGCAATGAGGCAATCCCCACTGCGGGCCGACCGCGCCGACCAGCCACGCGACGGCCGGCAAAGCGATCAACGCGAGCCACTTGAGCGCCTGATACGTCTTGTTTGGCAGCAGGTAGCCATTGGTATTGGATTCGTCCATTCCACACCTCCTTAAAATTCGAGGCCGGTCAGTGCAAGACCTGACCGGGATAAATCGTGTACGGGGCACGCAACCCGTTGCGTTGGGCCGCGGCCGGCCAGCCGGAACCGTAGATCTTCCACAAGCTCTCGCCTGCTGTGACCACGTGGGACGCGCCGACAGTCCGAGCGCCGACGTTGGAGGCCGTGGAGCCTCCGTAGCAGACGCGCTGACCCGGCCAGATCCGGTTGATGTTGCCGCTCGGCACGCTCCATGCGCTGGCCGGCGTGCGGCCGGTACGGCTGGCGATCGCTCCCATGGTGTCGCCGGAGCTGACCACTACGCAGTAGCCGGTATTGCCAGATGGCGTCGTGACGCCACTGCCGGACAGTCGCCGGTTGACGATGGCCATGACCTCCGTGTAGCGGCTGCCGAGCAGCTGACGGCGTTGCGGGTCGTTGCCGTACTCGCCTCGGATCACGGCCGAGGCGAGTGTGTTCGCGTCGGCGACCGGGGCTCCGTTGGTCTTGTTGTTCTCCGGCGGCGTGGTCGCGTTGGACGTGACGGAGGATGCCGGAGCGCCCGCGTACTTCGCCCAGGTCACGGCGTCGCCGTAGAACCAGTTGACGTCCACCGCGCCGCCGATGCCTCCGACCGCGCCGGAACTGGAGTACTGCCACGCGGCCGCGAACGGCCACGGGTTGACGGAGTACGGGACGGCTCCAGGATTCCGGAGCCTGTCACCGGCATAGCCTCGCGGATAGCCCGCGACCCACAGTCCGGCGTTCGTGGCCACTACGGCCGACCAGTCGCCGGTCGGAATCATGGCCGCGCTCATGTAGATCATCGGGTTGACGCCCCATGTGGCCTTGACGCGGTTGACCCAGCGTAAAGCCCACCATGTCTGCTTGCCCCAATATCCGCCGGGAGCGGAAGGCTCCCAGTCGAGCACTGGGATGGCGCGGCCGACCATGCCGCGTGCCCGCGCCTCGGCCACGAATTTGTCGGCCTCGGCTTCCGGACTGCTGGTCTGTGGACTGGCGAAGTCGTAGGCGCCCTCGCGGATGCCGTTGGCTCGTGCGGCGTTGACCTGGCATGTGGCGTATGGGTTGACGTACCCCGTGCCCTGATTGAGCTTGATGAATGCGAAGTTGACGCCGGACGACTTGGCCTGCGCGCCGTCCCAGCAACCTTGATAGCTGGCCGTGTCGATGCCGGTGTCGGCCATCGCCGCCGGGGCGACCGCCATGGAGGCTGCGACGGCGAGCGCGGTCAGTAGCTTGCGCCATTGTCGGCGTGGATTCATGTGCTTGTGTTTCGGCTTGCCTTTGTTGAGGATGTTCAATTCCTCTCCTTTCCTTTGTCCGTACCGTCCGCCTTGTACG